CCAGCGTATCTAAAGAAACCATTCTCTGACATCCAATATGCAGAACCATCAACTTCAACACAAGCATTCTGTCCAACGAGCCCACAGTTAGTTCCAACTTGTGCAAACGCAAACGTAAATGGTTGACCAACAAAACGTTGTGTAAATAAAGCTGTGTCAGTCCAAACATAGATTGCATCTCTACCTCTGATAGCTCCTCTTATTTGTGATCCGTCAGCTAGTCTTTGTGTACCGGCTGTATTGGTTGCAGTAGGTGTATATGTATTTATATCTTCTTGATCTGAGAATCTAATAAACATATCATCTTGCGTTGCTGGATCTCCTATAGTTGTCTCTGTTCCAAAAAATACTAAGTGACGATCGGGTGTCGATACCACCATATGTCTTGATGCGGTTGGTGCACCAGATATAATTGTTGCTCTTGTTTCTGTTGCATTTGATAAACC